ACTGGCTCCAGAACCAATGAGTGGACTATAGACGGTTGCATATAGAGTCGCCCATGGATTTGAAGCTGTAACTAAGTTATAAAACAATTCTGCATTAACGAAGGGAATCTTAAGATCTGCTTCAGTTTGCATTCCAATATCAAGATCAACTCGTGGTTGTTGTGTTCTTGTCTGAAGATTATACAGATACATTTTGCCACTAGATGCACCCTTTAGAGGGGTTCCAGGGATATAATGGAATAGTAATCTACCTTGTGCAAATTTGTTGACAGAAGCTACAAATTTGAGACACGCAGTAGCACAAAATCCCATAAATCCTCTCAATTTTTCTTTAAACATTGTAGTAGAACTCATCCCATAGTCAAAGGGTATGGTTAAATTGAACATGGTCTTACCTGCCGTATCTGTTGTCGCCCACGTGAAAGTTTTAATTTCAAGTGGTTTTGCTAAGAATGTCTTTATGTCTTGAATGATTGTTTCCTTTTGTTTATAGAGAACACTATTCAAATTCATAATGTCGAATGGTTGATATGAAACAGTTCCACGACCATGCGTAAAATGCATAGTCGCAGAACTAGTTTCGGCCGAATTAATCGCTCCTTGTGAATGGAGCTTCATACTTTAATCGTTAGATTCTGCATTTGTCTGTAAAGACATTTCTTGTTGGTTCGTTTGTGCAAGTGCGTTCATTTGCAACTCAATACACTCATCTTGAGCTGCGCACCCCGTTTCCTGGCTGTTTAGAGACCCGCCTGGTAGTAAACCTGAATAGGTAGGGTCTTCGGTGTGATCTATCGCGAGTGCAGTTTCGGTTACATTTACAGGGATTTCACCCGAAATTACCCCATTGGCAATAGCACCATCATACCATTCTAAGCGCAAACGATCAGAATAATATTCAAAGTCTGAAGAAGGCAAATACATGTCATCTTCACGTAATCGAGCTTCGACGACATGAAATATTTCGTCGAAGCGTTCTTTCTCATGCAATGTCGCCTCGGACAACGAATTACACATATTATCAATAATTCGCTGGCAAACATTGGGACCATGCCTATACCAATAGGTCATTTGTCGCACTGTGTCCCAATCTAATGGAGCTAACCATCTTTTCCCATTCCATCTAAAGCCTCTCTTCAAAAATGTAACATCTTCAAGTTTTTTACAAATTGGCAGTACTACAGATTTGTTTTCATCTGTGTATTCTAGGCCAAACGAACGCAAAGCAATTTGGATGGTCCTGTAATCGAAGAATTTAAGGGCTTCATCTGAGACTGAGATTAAATTGTCATCTCCATAAACGACTAGGAACACTTCACCCGCAAATCGCGAAAGTGCATAGAGACTCCCTCCCATAC